CAGCTGCCCAAGTGACAATCTCCCTAGCACGAGTACCCAGGGTTTTGCTCTGTAGCTTGGGGAAAGGGAAGGGAATGCTTCTAAGGTTCTGCTCAGACCATAAACCGTCAAAGTCTGTAGCGGCGTTGCGGATACCAGCAGGGGTATAGCAAGAAGCATTCTTCAAGTGTGCTAAGAACTCTCCTGACAAGTCCTTAGAAGAGTACTCGCAAGCGTCCTTATGCTCCAGCTGTACTATGAACGCCTTGCCGGGTTTAAGCAGCCTAGCGCACCTCTCAGCCGCTTGCTGAGCCTCTACCTCGTTATCAAAACAAATAAACACTCTGTCAAACGTCTCCAGCATTTCCAAATTGTTCTTAAAGTCTCGCTCTGCGCTGGCTTGTCCACTTTTAATCGACAGAGCGTGGACAGTGGCCTTGGCTCGTTTCGATAAAGATGTAGCGGTATCCGATATACCATTGGCCATCTGGAAGGCTGCTAAAGCGTCTGCCTCACCTTCTGTAACAATAACAGTGTTCGACCGGACACCCATAGATTTAGTAATGGTATGTACCCCGAACAATGTAGCATTCGTGAAGTCTCCCTCTGTCTTAAAAGTTTTGCCGGGTTCTCTAATCTTACCGCCTATCTGTAGACCATCGCTGCTACAGTAGGGGAAGTATACCCGAAAACCTGAGTCAGCAACGCCGTAGAAGTCGCAGACAGCTGTGCTGATCTTACGATCCTCCCAGGCAATATCTTTCGCTTTACTAACTGGTTGGTGCAAGTGTTCTATATTAGTTTCCTCTGCTTGGTTCATATGTTCCCTACAGGAAAAACAATAGCTGTGCCCATCGTCGTATATTGATAGAGCGTCCGACGAACCACAGCTATCGCATGGTTGGTGTGTCTTAATAGCTAAGGCTGATTCTTTCATCTAATGCACCGTCTCTTCAGGATCGTCTTCGTCCAAGTCATCTTCTAACTCTACCACGTATTCTGGTTCCTGATCCAGGTACATCTTCATTTCTTCTATAGCCATCATGACAAAGTGAGATATAGGCTTGTTATTCATATTTGAAAGCATAGAAAGAAAAGGCAGAACGCTTTTATCCATCCCTTCCTCTTCCAGCATTGTCAAATAGCTTATCTCAAGAGCTACGTTGTTCTTGATACGCGCCGACCATTCCATCTTACCACCTGCTTTTTAATGTCATATATAACATAAAACTTACAATAATTATCAGCAAGGATACTTTGAGAATTTCTACGTCTGAAATCTCAAACATTTCTAGACACCATCTCGCTAGCCAGGGCTGAATACCCAGCTATATCGACAAAGCTATCCGTTTTTGGGTTTTCCATGGTACGGGCTACTTTGACAAGTACCATCATCATAGCAACGTCTACAGGTGTCAAGTCTGTTGTCTTACTCTGTGTGTAAGTAGTCCAAAGAGCCGCTATTCTGGCATGGTTAAGATAAGCGTCTCCGTAGTCTTTAGCACGTTCTCCGTTGATAAGCTCACAAGCTTCCTGGAGGCAGTCGTCTCTAGTCATCTTTAATTGTCCCCTGTTTGAGTGTCTGTTCCAATATTATAACACGTAGGATAAGCATTCCAAGCAAATTACCGAGGATATTCAAGGTAGCCTACCTCCTTATCTTGATACTCATTGTCCAAAATTGTCATGCGTATTTCATGTCTACAGTTAACGCACAAGTCCTCTGTAGGCCACTTTTGACCTATTGGCAAGTGCTCGTTACAGATAACGCAATGCATTATGTTGCACCTTCTAAACATTTTAATAGTACTTTTACAGAATATCCGGACATAGACGACAACTTCTCAAGCGTCATGTTTGGCTGATTGTTATAGATATCCCTGAGCAAGTCTACTACTTCTTCCCTGGGGTACGATTGAGATTGTTTAGTCATTAGGACTATTCTCACTTAGAGCGTGCTCCAGCTTCTCGACAAGTCCTTTGATACGCCATACAGCTGAGTTCAGGTCTCTATAGTCTGAGAGCCACATATCGCCTTCGCACTCGTGCATAGTCATGACGGGTTTCGACACTAAATTATCTATATCTTTCAAGTAGGCTAGCAATGAAGCTTCTTGATTGTTTAGTTTCAGATCAATTTGTCGAGAGATATAGTCCATTTCCGCTTGCATTATATTGTCCAATACTGTTACAAAGTTGTTTCTATATAGCTACTATATAGCTACTATATAGTTAAGAACTATAGAATATATACTCTATAGTCTAACTCTATAGAAAGACTATATAGTCTATATAGTACTGCTTTTCGTGGTTTCAAGGGGTACAATGTTATTTATTTTTAAACTATGTCCTAGCGCATCGGCTATCCAACAGGCTCCGCACCATTTTAAGCCTTTGTCGATCAAAGTGCATGGACTTCTGTTGCACGTTTGGCATTTATATAAGCTTTTCATTTTTTTGCTCCAAAATTGTACAATGGTTTCGCTGTTTTGTGCTGAATGTATAGCGAACGTAGTCCGTAGTGATATCCTGTCATTGTCTTACCGACTATTCTACCGTAGCGTTTCAAAAGGGAACGCTTTCTAGTTAGTCCCCAGGAATAGCGATAACCTTGGGTTCTATCGTTGAGTTTACAGCGTTTAAACATGTTAATCATTTTTGCTACTCCTTATGTCTATACTAATTTCGCTAATGGTTTCAAAGCAGTCATCTATCATCTGTTCGCTAAAATGTTTAATGTCTGAGGCGTTTAAGCAGTCACTGTATAGACCGGTCATGCCTTGTTGAAGTGTCTTTAAGAGCTGCTCGCTGGTTTCAAGGTGTATATCTGTTACAATTCTCATACTATTAGTCCCTTGATGGTGCTAGGCTGTTCGTCTCCGAGTGTCTGTAGGTTACCAAAACTGTCATAGATGGTCAATACAGTCGTCGATGTGCTAACAGTTCTTCCTGATTGGTTCTCGTGTTCTATAGTGGTGCTATGCTCTACGCCTTGAGCGCCTTGCAATGCAGTGGTTCTATAGGTGTATGTCGTTTGTACTGGCAATATAGCGCTTATTGGTTCTATACTCACTGTGTTACCTCCATGAATGCGCGATGTTTCGCGCCGTAAACTGCTGAGTGTGGACCTAGGCCAGCTGTATCACTGGCAAAGGTGTGCGCCTCTTTGCTTATCTGAGAGCGGCTAGCGTTGGGGTTTCTATCTAGCCAATCGATGGCGCGTAATTGCCAAGAGTGCCAAGCTGACCCGACTTTGCAGTTAATAGGGCGTTTAATCATTGTCATAAGCCTTTTCTATTTCATTACCGCAATTATCGCACAAGATCTCTGACTCGTAGTTTATCACCACGTCTTCGACACGGAAACCGTCGTCAAGATCTTCGTTAATAGAGTAGCAGATGTTCTTGAACTCTACGCTCAGGCAAGTACAGCAGAGCGCTCCGCCATCTGAAGTGATGGCAAAGAGAGGATACGCGCCTGGCCATGCGTAGGGCTGTCTGATAGCTTCTTTGACTTTGGCAATAGTCATTATACAGCTCCTTCTTGCTTGCGTATACGGTCCCACGTGTCATTAACAGCCTCTTCCATGTTTGGATAGCGTGCGAACTTCATATTATCCACGTAGTCAATAACCTGACCACTTGGCAACTCGACGAACCACTTATAATTCTTTTGAAACACTCGATAACCTAAGCAAAATTGCTCCGAAGCTTGATTCATCTTGCGCTTGGTCGTTACGGTTTCCCAACCGTCCGAGTTTAAAGTAATGTCGCCATCGGCCCACTGGACAATGCGTGTATGTGTATACGTCACGCTTCCATAGATGCCGTTCTCGCGCTCTTCCCAAGTTGTCTTGTAGTTTGATAGCTGAGCCATTGTCTAGTCCTCCAGTTGGTACAGTAGAACGCCAGCCTAGACTGGCGCTCAGCTGTGCTAACTGTTTAGCTTTTTACTAACTATCTTAATCGAGTAGTCTTTAATTTCCTCTACGTCTACTTCTGCGTTGGGATACCTCACTGCAAGTGTGTCGCACGCGTCCGACGCTGTTTTCCAGTCTTTATATACGGTCTCGCCCGGTCCCATGCTTTCCTCATCTCCATCGCTAAACAAGTTAGAAATCAAACGATAAGCCATAATGTAAACTCCAGTTGGTTAATCACTATTGATTAATATACAGATATATCCGAATCATACTACAAAACAATTGTGACCATCTGCAAGCTATCCTGTCTCATTCTTGCCTCATTCCTGCCTCATTCTGTTCCATGCCTGTTCTCTACGTAGGAAGCTTACTGAGTACCTATTGAGCATGCAAGTGGTGCCATAGGTGCCCAATATGCTAATACGTCTGTAGACCATGCGTGAGAGCTATATAGAGCCATATGCATATATTAACCACTATATGGTTACAAGTAAGACTCTAGCAATATCAATGCTAACATATGTTCAACGCGCACACTCTCACACACGTTGCAAATTATCCTGACATTTCAGCAACACTGTTACAATATTGCAACACTGTTGCACAAATCACACACTGTTGCAACCTTGTCACTGTTGCTTATGTACAACACTGTTGCAAATTTGTCACACTGCTGGCTCGCTGCTCCAATCCTGCTGGTCTGTAATGTTATAATATAACGCTTGACCCCCCCGGTGGTTGGCTTACTTATCATGTTCTGTTCCTTCGTTCTGGAGGAGATTTAGAAAAACATACTATTGACTATTTTGTAAAACTATAGTATAATAGCACTATGAAATACCTGTACTATTTTGGTTATTTAGTTTTACTAATGTATTTTAGTTATATTGCTACAAAAATGATAACTACTATGAACACCCCTGTTATCCAACAAGGAGCTACTATTTAATGGCTAAACAGACAGGTAAGTATGCTAGTTACCAAGAGCCAAAACCTATTGATAAAGACCTGACAGACAAAGAAAACAACTTTATCACAGAATTAGTAGATAATCATTTAGAGCCTTTAGAAGCCTTTGCCAAAGCTGGCTACGACTGTAAAGCAACAGCTAAGAACCGGGCAAAGCGTCTACAGCGCCACCTCTGGCTCCACATAGAAAAGCGGATCAAGGAGCGGGTAGGGGAAACGGCCACGCTGGCTTTGTCAGTTCTAGAGCTATTGATGCGCGAAGCTGAGTCGGAGAATGTAAAGCTAAACGCTGCCAGAGACATTCTAAGCCGAGCAGGTTACGACGCTATCCATAAGCAGGAAACAGTTGTTAAAGAGGTTGTCGATCTAAGCGATGCGGAGCTAGACGAGCAGATTAAGCGCCTCTCTAACAATGTAGTAAAGCTACGTGGATAAGGAAAAAATTCTAGAGCTTTTACAAGAAAAAAACAGACGGATAGAAACAAGGCGCTTAGAACAATACGAACCCTACGACTACCAGAAGAAGTTTCACAGAGAAGGCATAGACGCTGCTCAACGGATTTTAATGGCTGCTAACAGAGTAGGTAAAACCTATTGCGGAGCAGCTGAGACAGCGTATCACTTAACAGGTAAGTATCCTAGTTGGTGGGAAGGTAGGGTATTTACAAAGCCGGTCAGAGTATGGGCAGCTGGAGAGTCTAACGACACTACAAGAGATATCATACAGAAAGAATTGTTTGGTAACCCTCAAGACCCTTCTCTAAAAGGTACAGGTGCTTTACCACTGGACGAGATTGTCGAGACGGTTAGAAAACCAGGAGTTCCAAATGCTTTCTCGTCTGCTCTGGTACGTCATAAGTCTGGAGGAAACTCACAAATTAGCTTCAAAGCCT